ATAAAGCATACATATTAAAATACTTTTTTATAAACAGAATTATGGATGCAGGAGCTTACACAAATGAAGCTGACGTTCCCTTCTATTTTCTTCCTTGTTTAGTTTCAGGATTAGCTTATTATGTGTCATTAAAAAGAGCACCGATGTTAACATCGGGACTAAAAGCGGTATACGATGAAGAATTTGAGAGAACCGCTGATGCTAACCGAGAAAGAGTCTCGTTTAGAGTTAAACCGGCGCAAGCATACATACCATAGGAGGTAATATGCCAAAATGTGAAACATGTGGTCATACATGTCATTGTATAGTGGATGGTTCATGCACTATTGATAGATGTGATTGTGGCAATTGTATTTGTAAAAAGGAGGACTAATGAGTAACAGACTTTATAATAAACAAACTGCTAATTGCAGAATGGGGTCTACTGCTAAAATAGGTTCTTACGGCAGAGGTCAAAATGATGCACCAAAAGCTGTAGAAGCTGGAGCAATAACCACAAAAGGTATTGCACCTGCAGCAGGTAAAGCACAAGAAATTTCTATTTCTAAAGGAAAAGTAACTGGAAAATCTTTAGGAATGGGTGCTGCTACTAAGGGTGGCAATTACACTTGGAGCTAAATGGCTAAGACACCTGCTTGGCAAAGAAAAGAAGGTAAAAGTAAATCCGGTGGATTAAATGCCAAAGGAGTTGCATCTTATCGTAGAGCCAATCCTGGTTCTAAACTTAAGACTGCAGTTACTACAAAACCTTCTAAGTTAAAGAAAGGGTCTAAAGCTGCAAAACGACGTAAATCGTTTTGTGCTAGAATGGAAGGGATGAAGAAGAGAAGAACAAGTGCAAAGACAGCCAGAGATCCTAATTCAAGGATTAACAAGTCTTTGCGTAAATGGAATTGTTAATGACATACGCAAAAGGAAAATACGCTAAATTTATTTCTGATCGTAGTGGATTAGAATTTCCATATACAGAAATGGTTACAGAATGGAATGGCATGAAAGTTCATACAAGTGAATATGAACCTAAAGCACCACAATTAATGCCACATGAACATCAACCAGATCCTATTGCATTAAAAGATCCAAGACCTGCAAGAACAGAACCAGAAACAGAACAATTATTAAGTTTAAATCCTTTTGTGTTTACTAGTGGCAGCACCACAGTAACTGTAAGGCAACCAGGTCATGGTTTTACTACAAGTGACACTGTTAGATTTAGAGGTGTAGGCACACCTTTATTAGGTGCATCAGAATCTGAATTAGAAACAGCTTCTGGTTTTTCTTTATCAACTAGCACAATAACTGATGATAATTTTACAGTAACAATTACAACAGCACCTAGTTCTACAGGCGTAGGTGGTGGAGGAATGGCTTCTGTAGGACCTGTAACGATAAGCACATGACAACATATACTGAATTAAAACAACAAATAAGAGATTACACAGAAACAGATTCTAGTGTTTTAACTGATTCCATTATTAATGATTTTATAGAACACACAGAAAACAGGATATTAAAAGAGTTAGATTTACCTGTATTTAGATCATACCAATTTTCTAATTTTACAACAGGTAACGGATTTATAACATTACCTGGCGGTTCATCTACAATACCTACACAGTTTTCTGTAATAAGAAGTGTCATGATATATCCAGCATCTGGCACTGGAGATAGAATATATTTACAACAAAAAGACGTTACTTTTATGGATGAATACCATCCAGATAGAACATCTACAGGAACACCAAAGTATTATTGTCAATGGGACTATAATACTATATACGTAGTACCAACGCCAAGTGCTGATTTTAAGGTAGAGGTTGGTTTGATAAAATTACCAGACAGATTAACTTCTACAAACAGTAATACTTGGTTAGGGGATAACGCACCAACACTTATGTTGTATGGCTGCCTTATCGAAGCTTTCAAGTTCTTGAAAGGCCCAGCAGAAATGCTGCAACTTTATATGCAATCGTACGAAACCGCTTTACAAGAGGTTGCTGCGCAACAAATGGGTAGAGGTAGAAGAGACGAATGGGCAAACGGTGTCCTACGTGTACCTCGACCATCAATTTTACCTGGTTATAGTAAACCAATAGAAGGAGGACAATAAAATGGCAATATCATCATCGACTGTAACAACCAGTTTTAAAACTCAAGTGTTACAAGGAACGCACAATTTCACTGCATCATCTGGTGATACTTTTAAAATTGCATTGTACACTAACTCATCTAACTTAAGTGCTTCTACAGCTACTTACGCAGATGGTACAGCAACTAACGAGTATTCTGGAACAGGTTACACTGGTGGAGGTAATACTCTTACAAGTGTTACACCAGTAGCAGACGGAACAACTGCAGTATGTGATTTCGCAGATACGTCTTGGACTTCAGCAACAATAACAGCTCATGGCGCTTTGATCTATAATAGCTCAGAGAGTAACAAATCTGTTCTTGTGTTGAATTTTGGTGGGGATAAAACTTGCACAAACGGCACGTTTACAATTCAATTCCCTACAGCAGACGCATCTAACGCTATCTTAAGATTAGCGTAGGAGTAACATGGCTCTAATATTAAATGACCGCGTAAAAGAATCTACTACGTCAACTGGTACAGGTACAATAGACCTGGACGGCGCAACTGGTGGATTTAAAAGTTTTGTAGCTGGTATAGGTACCACTAACAGAACGTATTACGCGATAGTAGGAAGAACTACCACTGAATTTGAAGTGGGGTTAGGCACCGTAACAGATGCCTCACCTGACACTTTATCTAGAGATGTAATTCTTTCAAGCTCTAATAGTGATGCTAAAGTTAGTTTTAGTGCGGGCACAAAGGATGTTTTTTGTACACTACCATCATCAAAAGAGGGTTTGCCATTCCCATCAATCCATGGTTCTTCGTCAGAACCACAGATAATAACTGTAAAGGTAGGTAATAAAACAAGTAATCATCCTTATCCAGCAGGAGGAAGTTCTAGTAGTAGTGCATATTTTTTAAATGGATTAGAATCACCAGCAATAAGATTTTCTGGTGCAGATTCAGGCGGAAAATATTACTACAAATTTGATATTTCAGATTCTAGTAACTCAGGGCATCCATTAAGATTTTATTTAGACGCTGCAAAAAGCACAGCTTACACAACAGGAGTAACAACAAGTGGTTCTGGTGGTAGTACAGGCGATTATATACAAATTGCCGTAGACTCAGAAACACCTAACATTTTATATTATCAATGTTCTTCGCATGGATACATGGGTAACCACGCAGTTACTGTATCAAACAAAGTTAATTCTAATTTTAGTACAATTGGTGATGTTACTGTAGGAAGTAAGCTAAAATTACCAACAAACACTGCAAACAAAATATTGGTTGCAGATGGAACAAGTTTTGAAGAAGTGGATATGTCAGGCGACGCTACAATAGCATCTGGTGGTGCTTTAACTCTTGCTAACTCAGGTGTATCAGCAGCTAGTTATACAGCAGCAAATATAACTGTAGACGCAAAGGGTCGTGTAACAGCAGCTTCTAGTGGCTCGGCAGGCGCTTCTGCTGGCTTTGTAATTGCAATGTCGGTTGCACTTTGATATAAGGAGAGATCATGGCACAAGATTTTGAAAGAGCAGTAGCATTTGATTCAGCAGGAGATGTTAATATTGGGACAACAGCACGTACTATAATTACATCAAATTCTGATGATGCAATCATAGGAATACGTTTATCCAATATAGTAACACAAACAATTCAAGCAGATATTTATATTACTAGCTCTGCTAGTGGTAGTTCAGCAGATTCTTACATCGTCAAAGGAGTAAGCATTCCCCAAGGATCATCAATAGAATTGATTGACGGAGGTGCAAAAGTTGTACTTCAAAGTGGTGACGCTTTAAAAGCAAAATCTGATGTTGATGCAAGTCTCAATGTTTGGGTATCATATATTGATAGCATAAGCACGTAGGAGGATAAATGGGTTATATTGGACCAGCTAATACTGATCAGTTTAAATCCATGTCTACCCAGACAATTACTGGGGATGGATCTGCAACTACATTTACACTAACAACGCCAGTTGCTAATTCATCAGAAATAAGATTTGTTGTAAACAACGTTGTACAAAAACCAGATGTAGATTACACTGCAAGTGGTACACAATTATCAACAGGATCTAACGTATTAGCCGGGACAGACGCAGCTTATGTGGTAAACATAGGTGCAGCTGTAGGATCACAAACACCGTCTGATGGTAGTGTAGATCACACAGCTATTTCAGCATCTTTTAACGGTATGTACTTAAATTTAGCAACGGTAACATCTACAGTCACAGTAGCTGCATCACAAAATGCTTTCTTAGCTGGGCCAGTAAATTTTACT